TATAGTCTAGAACTTTACATAACTAAATAATTACTCGTAACTTTATCAGCGAAGGAAAACAAATGGGCGACTTAGTAGCCGCATCAGACAGTATATCTCCACTAACAGCAATCCTATGGTGTTTCTATCCTATGGCAACTTTAGTGTTGATTGAACTTATTATGAGAGCAGTCAATGACGATGACGATGATGATTTCCAAGGTGGTAAAGGAGTACGGGTTGGTCAAATGCAACCCGCAACAGTTCCTTCAGGTGCTTGACTTAAAGGTAGAAATACCTATATAATTACTGTAGAGTATTTTTACCTAGTCAAATGCCTCAAGCAATTTTTATTTCACTCCTCGGCGTATACATCTATTTTAATGGAACCATCAGTTCTATCGTATTTCAATAATATATTAATCAACACTCCTGCAGGTGCTCATGGCTTGCTGGAGTTTGCTTTCTTTGTTACAGTAGGTATAACCGCAGGATCACTTGGACTAATATAATGACTATCGAATATTCTACAGTAACAGAAAATCAATTAGATCTTCGTCAACGAGCTTTATTAATTCTCTTTAAGCAATTTGGTACAGGGGATTATTCAAATAAATCTATCTACGAATGTGCTGATGATTGGTGCAGTAAGCAGGTAACCACTAGTGGGCTTGTCAATTATTATAAAGCATACTATACTGGTGAGAAATATAAATAAAATACTTATTTAAGAACAATGCAAAAACTAATTAATGTACTTGCTCTTGCGTCTACTGCTGTATCTGTTGCCGTTGTTGGCACTGGTGCTTACGTTTACGTTAATAAAGATGCCATCATAGAGAGTGTTACAGAGAAGGCACTTGGTAGTCTAGGTGGTTTTGGTGGAGGACTTGGTGGAGACCTTCCTGTAGGCACTCCTGATCTTGCTCCTTCTGCTCCACAGTCATCTCCAATGGCAGGTGAGAATGCTGCTGTTGGTGGTACTAGTATAACTCCAACATTTTAAAATAATTTAAAACATATTAAGGGTGCTATATAGAGATAGTCACCCTTATTTTTATGCCTGAAGATATTAAGGAAGAAGTAACTGAAGAAGTTACTGAAGTAGTGGAAGAGAAGAAGAAAGGTCTTTTTGGTAAAGTAAAGGCCGCTATTCTTCCAGATGCTGAAGAACAAGCAGCGATCATTAGTACAGCTGTCAGAATAGCTGTGCTTGCCTGGTCGGGCGGAATTTTAACATTAAATTACGTAGCTATTCCAGGTGTACCACAGCAGAAAATAGATCCGACATTTATAGCTTCAGTTTTCACTGGGGTTCTAGCTAGCTTCGGAATTCAGACCGCATCTAAGAAAGGTGATGGCACTATGAAGATGAATGGTAATGGTGGTAATGGTGGACCTCCTCCTGTTACTGCAAAAGATATTGAAGCAATCATAGCAAAAGCACCTGCTGGTCCTGTTCAAACAATTAGAATTGAGCAAGCACCTCTTAGGATTACTACTGATACTGATAATAAAGAAACATTTAAAATGTAAATTGGAGATTTTGTTATGAAAAAATGGATAGGAATTAGTCTAGGATCACTCTTAGGTATAACACATATTGGTATGATTGGTGCTCTTTCTAATCGTACCAGTTTTCCTAAGTTAAATCTTCCTATAAATCAGTATACTGCATATACTGTGACGGCAAATAAGGATGGGTATTCTATAAACTATAGAGCACATGATCCTAGAGTACTAATAAAGAATGAGATAGTTGAAAGACCTGGTGGAGTATTGGGATTAAGTAAGACAAAAGTATCTAAGCATGAACAGTATTATCTTGCACCATCAAAGAGTGATGGTAATAAATTAGATCCCAAGACTATTGCATGTATCAAGAAGAAGGGTAGTGGAGAAGGTACAGGTAGATTAGTAGGTGGTGGCCTTGGAACTGCTGTAGTTTCTAACACAGGACTTGCATCCGTTCCTATAGTTGGATGGGTACTTGCTGGTGCTGCTACTATGATTGGAATGGAACAAGGAGCAGAGATTGGTGGTCAAATGGCAGGAGATCTTGCTAAAGAATGTCAAGAGGAAGAACTTGATGTCTCATCCTAAAGGTTATACTAAAGAAGATATTAAAAGGATCTTAGGAACTTCTTGGCCTACTATGCCTGAAGACTATGAGACTGGTAATGAAATGAGAAAGAGAAAGGGTAGAGAAATGAGAGCAGGGTTAAGACCTTATCCTACATACCCTGCAAAGAAGGTAGGTCCAAACTTTGATGAGAATGGAAAATATATTTACCCCGAAGGTAGTGGGTTTAATTATATGGAGAAAGAGAATCCTAATTCTGAATGGGGTGGTAAAGTGTCATGAGATCTGAAACACAAGAGTCTTTAGATAAATTGTTTACTGCTAAATGGAATCTACCTAAAGCAGCAAAGAATTGTGGTATGAGTTATGATGAGATGAGAATAATGTTTAATAGTTATTGTTCAAGTCATCCTCCTACTTGGGAATCATGAGTGATCAATACGAATATCTTAAACGACAGCATTATCTAGCAACACATATGGAACTAACAGAAGAAAATGTAATCAGGGTTTTAGAAGAACTTCAACCTTACATTGAGGCAGATGGAGGATGGTTAGAGTTTGTAGAGATAGAACATGAAACAAACTTTGTTAAGGTAAGATTAGGTGGTGCGTGTTCTACTTGTGCTATGAGTGCTATCACTTTAAAGCAAGGTATAGAAAGTAAATTAACACATGAGATTCCTGACTGTTATGGAGTTATCCAGGTACTCTAACAGAGTGTTGGAGTCCACACCGAAATAGGCAAAATTACTTAAGTGTGCTATAAATATGGTTAGTATGGGATTGAAACAATCATGCCCCTAACGCAACAAAGACATTACACTGTCGGTTATCACGACACTCAACATCATCATTATGAAATCTGTGAATACGCAGAAGATTCATATAACGCAATACAAAATTCTAAAGAGGATGTTCCTTATTTAAGGGAACATCCTTCTTTTATTGATTATTGCTGTACAGAAGAGGTAGATAATATCTCTAGACTTATGGCAGCAGGTATTCCAATGGGACATTAATTAT